GCTGGGTCTTGACTGATCTTTACAACAAGCGAAACTTCTTTAGTAAATCGATAACAGGTTGAAGTTGCTTTAGCTTGTTATCGATATTTACAAGCAATACTTCAATTTTTTTTATACGTGTAATAATTTCATCTACACGTCCAGTAATAGGAGATGCGGCATCTTCTAATTGATCACCAACAAACTTGCCAAGATCCATGATGCAATAATTCATCTATGGATAAACTACTTCCCCCTAATATTCCGATACCAACGGTACCGCCCCTACCTAAACCGGCCCTGGATCTGCCACGTGTTGAAGTCCCAAGCTATCCGCCGATTGTTCTTCCATACTCTGGCACTACCGAAGCACCTCCTCAAACTACTTTGTCCGAAGAACAAAAACCTTCCGATGAGGAGCGGAAGATTCCAGCAGCTGCCCCACCACCATCAACGGCAATAGCCCCACCACCAATACAACCAGAAGTACAAGAAGATGAGTCAACGTCTTCGTTAAAGCCAGAATTAAATAGTCCATCTCATTCAGCTGAGACCACATCTATTACTTTACCTGGGACTGATATACAAATTCCAGTGCCAAAAGCTGAAATTATCAGTGCAGCTGCCACTACAAGTGCAATAAGTGTGGCAGCAACGCTATCAGCAACTGCAATATTTAAACGCTTAGTAACCGTATTTAAACCAGCTATTACTCAGGCTTGGAAACGGGTACAGAAATTGAGGGGGAAAAAGGTTTCAACGTGGTCAAGGCAGCGACTGGAATTACGTCGGCGCAAACAGGCGCATAAGGAGACTCCGGGCGGATAATAAAACCAGCTTTATAAAACTCAGCACACTTAAGTATTCTTACTAGCTCGTAATCCAATCTTTCCTTTGATAACTTACTGCGTCCTAATTCTTTACATAAGTTAACCGCTTCTTTATCTAATGGCACACTAAAAGATAGCTGAATGCCATAATTACCGGAGATTATTTGTTCATTAAATTGTGAATTACCAATATAAAAAGGAGTAAAAACCATTGTCGGCCCGCTGCATACAAGACCTGGACCAAATGATTGTTGATTAAAACTACCTTGGTTTATTTGGACGGCTTGGTTCGTAACACTACCAAAGGAACTGGCCTGGGGATTGGCATTGACATTGGTATTACCAGTCTGACCCAGGGCCGGTGTTATTGCGAGAAGACAGACAACGAGTTGGTAACAGAGGTAGTAGTAATAATGCGTGTTAAATCTGTGGTGCTGATGATCCCGGCATCGAGTTTGACCTGGCTGTAACTGAAGTCTTTTGTTGCATCGGTTACTGCATACGTTGCAGATGGACCTAGGTTTCCTGTTGGTGTGACGTTGGAACCGGTTACGGAATATTGCGTACCGCCATATGTTTCGATTCGATAAGTTTCTGTTATGTTTTGTGTTGCTGTTGTTGTTGAATTGACCGTACCGGTGGTGAAGTTTGGAGTAACAACTTGAGAGTACGCTGGAGCACCGATTAAAAAACTTAAAAACGCTAGAAATTTCCACATGTTTATTAATTGAACTAGAGCATTCTTTAAGTTTATCACCAGGTAGAATTGAGTCAGCAAAAATATAAACGTGAAGATCTCAAATAAAGGCATCAAGCTTATTAAAGAGTTTGAGGGATTACGCCTGGACGCCTACTATTGTTCGTCAAACGTACTTACAATTGGCTACGGGTCTACCGGTGGTCACGTACGTCAGGGTATGCGTATTACCGAGAAAGAAGCAGAGGATCTACTTAAGAAAGATCTTGTTCGTTTTGAAGAAGGTGTCACCAAACTAATTACTGTTCTCCTTAGCCAAGAACAGTTTGATGCCCTTGTTTCATTCGCATTTAATTGCGGCAATGGAGCCCTAGAGGAATCAACGCTTCGCCGCAGGCTTAATGCCAAAGAAGATCCTAATACCGTTGCACGGGAAGAGCTGAAGCGCTGGACGAATGGCGGTCTGGCGGGTCTTGTTCGTCGTCGCAAAGCTGAAACCGATTTGTTCTGTAGTTCATCCGCCCCTTCTCCCACGAATAAAGTGATTACTCTCACCGCTACTCACGATACACTTCTCAAGAAAGAACCGATTGCTGGTGCAGAGTTAGCATCTGATCAAAAAGCTAGTATTGCCAAGGGCAAAACATACGAAAACGCTAAAATTTTAAAAGAAGAATCTGGTCACGTTCAAGTTGAATTACCGTTTGGCTCTGGTACTTGGTGGTTGTTTCCTGGTCATTGGGATGGGTTGGTGGGCGACGCACCAGCTGCTACGCCTAGTGCTGCTACTGGTGATATTAAACTTGCTGTCCCAGCCTGGTTGCAAACAGACAACTATACCCAAGCAAACCGCACATGTAACTCCTCCAGTTGCGCAATGTGCCTTGCCTTCTTTAAACCGGATGCAATCAAATCTGACGATGAGTACATCAAAAAATTAATCGCCGGTGGTTATGGAGATACTACCGATCACGGTGCCCAGGGTCGACTGCTTAAGAGCTACGGCTTGAACTCTGCATGGCACACCAATCTTGGCTTTGCCAATCTTGAGAAAGAACTGAAGGCCGGGCGTCCTGTTGTTATCGGTATCCTCCACCGTGGTACTTTGTCAGCCCCTACTGGCGGCCACATGCTTGTGGTGCGTGGTCTTAAAACCAACGGCGACTTTATCGTCAATGATCCCTACGGTTCTGTTAATGACGGTTACTCCGGCCCTCCAGAGAACGGCAAAGGAGCTGTCTATTCACGCAAAATGCTTCAATCCCGTTGGTTGCCCGAAGGACCAACATCAGGCTGGGGTCGTACTTTCCAGCTATGAAACTGAAGTTAACGCCAACTCAACTTAGGTCTTACCTTAGTACAGTCATACCAGCTGGTGTCCTCACATGGGCATTGGCTGTGTTGACCATGAACTACATCGGTATTGCAACCAAGATTGATGCGGCGTTTATCTCTAGTCTTGTAACAAGTGTTCTTGCTGTTTACGGCGTATCCCGCAAGGAGGATGAACGCAGGGAACCAACAGCTCCACACATTGATTCAATCACTGGAACACCAACCCCTAGACGTGGTCGTCCCCCAGGTAGCAAGAATCAACCTAAGGCACCACCCGTTATTCCGCCAACGCCTTAATCAACGCATTTTGGCTTTACCAATCACCAGGGCAAGCGTTTCAATAACTTTGTAGATACGACGCACAATCGTGTCATCCTTGGGGGTAGGAGTCAGCGCAGTAATTGCACTGGCTGCGGCGTGAATTGCAAGCGCCGTTTCAATATATTTAGAAATTGCCATCATTAAATCAATTGTTTCTTTTATTCTAAACATCTAAATGTTTAATCTAAATACTTAGATTTATAAAAGAAAAAAGATTTGTGTTCCTCTGATATTTCCCAATTAATATCCTCATGCTTTTCAAACCATTTTTTCCACACGCGAAACTGTTTATCAGGCACCGTTGATTCACAGCGTAAACAAATGGAGTCGCCAGCAGGAATCTCATCTAACCACTGACGCACTTGACGCATGGCGGTGAGTTGTGGACCAAGGCCAAAAGTACCTGTCAAGGACTTATCCAGGCGACGAACCCTGAGGGTCGAACGGCGTTGCATCCACTGATTGAGTTGCTTCATACTTTTGCCCATCGCCATACTCGCCAGCCATATACAGCTCGAGCCAGTCCGGATCCATGGAATCAAACGCAGTTTGAGGATCATTTTCTGGGGAAAAAAAATCGTCCCAATCTTTTTGCGCCGTCGTAATCTCAACATTTTTAGTCATAGGTCAAAGATCTTGGCTTCTGGCGCCCAAGGGTTTTCCTCACAATAGCGTTCAAATGGACTTAGTGGTGACTTATTTACTTCCAAGCAACAACGTTTAAACAATTTACAAATTAACCAGTTGTAAAAACCAATCATGGTTTAGTAGCAAGAGGAATTAATACCTGTGGAAATGGAACATAATCTTGACGTTCCCTTCTCCATGCCGTCTCCCATTCGGTCAGTGAATGTTCGTGGTCTTCTGCCCCGGTATAGTTGGGCGTGGTATCCGCCAAAACAAAACTTTCGTCAGGCGTATCTTCAAAGAGTAATCGAGAGTAATCTTCAAGAAGAAGTACAGGTGCTAGATCCGCGATCTCAACAACTAGTGCAACAGCATAATCAAGAGGTTCATTGCGTGTACTAGAGATACATAATAAGTATGCACCGATCTCCAAAGGGTAGTAACGGTCATCACCTCTATCTAATCGCCGTGGGTCAAAGAAGTTATAGGTATCTGATTGGGCCGCCATGACGTGCCCAACATATGGATAGAACACACCCTCTTCGTTTACACGTACGCTGTCGTCATCAAAAATACCGCGCCCTTCAATTGGATTGCGGTTGAGATCGTAGGCAGATACTTGAATGTACTGCGGACGCGGTGGTCCATTTGCAATAATTAACCAAGCAGGTGCTTCAAGCTGTACTTTGAACCAGTGGTTGTACGTACCGCCACCATAGCCGCCAGCAATAACTTGGCTTTTGGGACCTAACGAACCTTGCAGATAACGAATTGAAGTTTCATTAAACGAACCAATCAACAACGGATCTTGGGCCGTTCTTTGCCGTTGTGTTGATTGATTACGTGCCACTATAGCTTGTGATATTATGCCTACCCTTCATCATAATATGGCGGTTCTTTAGCTTCCAAGGGATGTGTAATTGTTGCTTTGTAGTCACGCCGTATAATTTCTTGCTCTCTGTTCTCAAGCTTGGCCCGCGCAATAAGCATTAGCTTTTCAGCTTGGTACTCCCGTTCAAATGGATGTACGCACTCAGGTGGTAGCCCACGATTCCAGGAGGATGCCATGTGAAGAGGGTTGCTACACCAAACATTTCCACACGTCCTGGTCACCGTTGTGGACCCCACATCCCCCCAGGCGCACTGATAGATCAGCTTGTGGACGTTCACGTTGGCAACACGCTGCGTGGCGTTAAAGGAGCGGTAGGAGGGGAAGCACTGGCGCTTAGGGCCCACCTTGCCAGGTAAGTGTATGTTCCAGCAGTCTTCTGGAGCACCCACGTCAATAGCTTTCCATAGCTTCCGATAGCGTTCCTTGTAGTTGATGTGCAGGTAGTTGAGATCAAACCCACAGACATTGGTTTGAATCTTCATGATGCAGTGAAAACACCAATGCTCTTGATGATGGCGTATGCGATGGCCGTGAACACAGGGATATCCACGGTAATACCCATGAGACTCAAGTTGAGACTCGTCGAGTTCGTCAATGTCGTGAACGTATTTGAAAATTCGTGTGCTGGTCGTCGGTGCTGTCTCAGTTTTTGTCTCAGTGGGACTCGATGATGCAGTCTCCCTTACTAGCAGGGTGCGTTTTTTATTTGCCACGTAGCTGACCCGTAGCCCCAGGCGATTGTCCTTACCTGGGTTTGAGTCGTCGTGCTCTACTGCGTGGCCGTCTGGGCATTGACCTGTGCGTAGGTACCAGACAATGCGGTGGGCCAGGTACTTCTCGCCCCAGACGTAGACCGTGTACAGGTTATTGGTGCGATGCTTGCATCCCACGGCATCCCCGATTTGGTAACCAGCCCGTTTGACGCGCCACTCCAGACCGCTCGGGTATTTTTCTGACAGTTGAAATTGCTGTTGTAAATACCAGAGCGGAGGTAGTTCCTTGTAATCCCTTGACATGACTTGGTTTGCGATTTGGACACTCTACCTTATTTGCGGAAAAAACAGAGAAATGGCGAATGAGATAAGTTTTCTTCTTATAGTAGCAAACTTTACATTTCTCCCTTCATTCGCCATTTTATATTCTTTTAATATCTTACGGTGAGACTCATGACTCTCAAGAGAATAGCGAATGAAAGGAGAAATGTAAACTTTGTTGATTCTTAGGGTAAAACGCTCTCATTCGCCATTTCTGTGCACGACCGCGAATGAGATTTTTTATTTCCTCCAAATCCCTGTCTGTCACTCAATCTCATTGTTTACAACGATTTACACTCGCTCGGCATCATCCAGTCTTTTGCACCTGGGTCTTACCGTGAGACACGATTCACAAGCAAAAGCCCCCCGCCGTGGGTACGACGAGGGGCAAGACTTCTCAACAGGTTTAGTTTACGGCACCTACCAGGCGCTTCTCTTTCTTCACCTTCTTCTTTTTCTTGGGCTTTTCTTCTTCCACGACCGAGTGATCCACTTCTTTCAACACATCTTCAAACACCCCGCCGAACTGTGAGGCAACCGTGTCCCAAGCAAATTGCTCTCCTGTGGCACGCTCGTAGCACAACTCAGCTGTTGCATCCAGCTTGTCGCGGTTTTCGTATAGATCCGTAAGAATTTCCGCCAGGTGATCCGCTGAAGGACAAGGCATCTCCCGTGCGTAGTTGGTGTCCACATCTACGTGTTCGCAACGGATCAGCTGTCCGTAACCCTCAAAAATTTCACGGCACGACGTATGAGCGGGCACCACCTGGGCAACGCGACAAGCAGCGTGTTCAAAATTAACAAGTCCCCAGCCCTCACCTTTACAAGTGTTGACGCCTACATCGACAGAGTTATAGATGGTGTTAAGCATCTCCACATCAACGTTCGGCGGTCCTTGCGTCTGTGCTGTCAAAATAATGCGACCGTTTGGATCTAGGCCTTGCTTGCTCATTTCCCTGGCAAACACAGGCATTAAATCCCAGC